TTCTACCGTTTACGGCGGTGGCGGTGGTGGTGCTGGTGGCACCGGTGGAGCAGGCGGGAGCGGAGGCGGCGGCCGAGGCTCCGACCTTAACGTCAACAACGCACAAGCCGGCACCATCAACCGTGGCGGTGGCGGAGGAGGCGGAGACTTCTACAACGGCGCAGGTGGTGCAGGCGGCTCCGGCATCGTCATCATTCGCTACCCCGAAGAGTTCAACGACATCACCAGTATTGCCGTCGGACTGACCTGGACCAGAACGGTCTCCGGTGGCTACAAAATCTATACGTTCACCGCAGGAACCGGGACGGTCACCTTCTAATGGCACACTACGCATTCCTAGACGAAAACAACGTCGTCACCGAAGTCATCGTCGGCCGCCACGAATGGGAAGTCGTCGACGGCATCAGCGACTGGGAGGAATGGTACGGCAACTTCCGAGGCCAACGCTGCCTCCGAACCTCCTACAACGGCAACATCCGTGGCCGCTACGCCGGAATCGGCTACACCTACGACGAAACCCTTGACGAATTCATCGCACCACCAGAACCCGAGGAGACCCCAGATGAAGATTAAGCCCCACCAGCTCGCTATGCTCAAGTCCTGGGCCAAAGTGTTCGCTGCAGCCGTACTCGCCCTGTTCATGAACGGCGAGCGTGACCCCAGAGCCCTGCTGCTTGCCGGACTTGCAGCCGTTGCCCCCGTTGTCTACTCGTGGCTTGACCCCTCGGACAACCGTTGGGGACGCGGCTATGTGGCACCCCGCCGAAAGGCAGCTGCCAAGAAGGCATAATGGAACTCCAAGACCTTCTCAACGAGAAGGAATGGCGCAAATGCCGGGGCCCTGAAAACGCCGGTCCATCAGAACTCGCAGAAGCATTCACATACTTCTGCGCCAACTATTGGACCATCAGGCACCCTGAGCGCGGACGAATCAAATTCGTCCTGCGCGAAGCCCAAATCGAGACTGCCGAAACCTGGATAACAGACCGATACAGCATCGTTCTCAAAGCCAGACAGATTGGCTTCTCCACTTTGGCAGCCGCATTCACCTTCTGGGAAACCTACTTTTGGCCAGACCGATTCACGGTCATGCTGTCCCGTACCGAACGTGAAGCAGCCAAACTCCTCCAGAAAACCAAATACGGCTACAAAATGCTGCCCCAATGGATGAAAATCCGGGGCCCAGAACTCCTGTCCGACAACCAGCTCAAAATGGTGTTCGCCAACGACTCCGCCATCGAATCCCTCCCCTCGGGCAACGACCCAGCCCGAGGCGAATCCGTATACCGCGTCGTCATCGACGAAATGGCATTCCTCCCCAACCCAGACGAAGCCTGGGCATCCATCGAACCAGTCGCAGACGTCGGCGGACGCGTCATCTGCCTCAGCACCGCAAACGGCGAAGGCAACATCTTCCACACCCTCTGGGTCGGCTCACAAAACGGCACTAACCGCTTCACCGGCATCTTCTTCCCCTGGTCCGCCGGAGAACGCGACGAAGACTGGTACGAATCCAAAAGAAACGAACTCCCAGACTGGCAGCTCGCCCAAGAGTACCCATCCAACCCCGAAGAAGCATTTATCCGCTCCGGACGCCCCGTCTTTGACATCGACGCCCTCCGCGACCACGAACTCATCCCCCCAGACACCGGCATCCTCCGAGACGCCAACGGACGCAACGCCTACGACTTCGACCCCGCAGGTGGACCCCTCAGCGTGTGGGAAGAACCCCAAATCGGAGAAACCTACGTCATCGGAGCCGACGTCGCCGAAGGCCTCGGCCACGGCGACTATAGTTCCGCCCACGTAATCAGCGCCGAATCAGGCATCGTCGTTGCCCACTGGCACGGACACATTGACCCCGACCTCTTCGGAACCGACGTCCTCGCCCCACTCGGCCACTACTACAACTACGCCCTCATCGGCGTAGAGTCCAACAACCACGGACTCACCACCATCAAAGCCCTACAAAGAGCCAACTACAAGAAACTCTACCGACAGCGCCGCCTCAACCATACTGCCGCCCAGCCGGGCGTAGCCTACGGCTGGCGCACCACCGCCACCTCAAAACCCCTCGCAATCGACGAACTTGCCCGAGTCATCCGCGACCGGATGCTCGGACTCTACTGCGAATACACCATTGCCGAACTGAAAACCTTTGTCCGCGAAGACAACGGCAAAACCCCCGGCTCCCCCCACGACGACCGCGTCATGTCTTTGGCCATCGCCAACCAGATGTTGAAGCACGCCTGGTCCCCCGACTACCGGCACGAATCCGCCCCCCGAAAAAACTCCCTTGGCTGGTGGGAACGGCACCTTTTCAAGGAAAAGAAGCAGGAACGCACCCCACTTGGCTCATTCAACATCTCCGAGTAACGAAAAAGCCGAATTACATGGAAACACTCACCCTGACCTGCACCCAATGCGGCAAACAGTTCAAAACCGACCTCATGCCGCGCCGGGGCGAAGTCTGCTTCGCCTGCCACGTCAAAACCATCAACCTCGGTTTTACCTACGGCAAAGAAGACTTCCACGGCCCCACCATCCGCGAGCGACAGGACAAGATTGTTTCGGACGCCAAAATCAACGGCTACAACGCCGAACCAATCACGAACTGGATGTAACACTATGGATGCAGTCACCGCCGTCGTCACAATCGTTGTCGCCCTGATTACCGGCCCGGTGGTAGTACTGCTACACAAACTCCGCAAAGAAAACAGCGAACAGCACGCCGAAAACGGCATCCTGCTCCGCCACATCGGACGCAAACTAGACAGAGTCGCCACCACGCTCGACCAGCACATCGGCTGGCACGAGGGAAAGGCCGAGAATGGCCCGCAAAAGTAACCGCGAAATCCTCACCGGATACCGCAACCGCATCGAACAGTCCAACCGCTGGCGCAAAGAGGAACAGTACGACGACCTCTGGCGCCGCATGATTGACATGTACCGAGGCAAGCACTACCACAGCTACAGCGCCGAAGACCGACTCCTCGTCAACATGGCCTTCGCCACCATCAACGTCATCTGGCCGGGCGTCTCCGTCAACAACCCCAAAGTCGTCGTAACTGCACGGAAAGCCGACAACGCCGCCCAAGCCGTCTTCGCCGAAGCCATCGTCAACTACTGGTGGCGACGTTACGACTGCCAGACCCACTTCCGCAGCGCCGTCAAAGACTACCTGATTCTTGGCCACGGCTGGCTCAAGACCGGCTACCGGTTCGTTGAGAAAGACGCCACCGAATACGAGGACTCCGACGACCTGGCCGACAAGAGCGCCGAATCCTACACCGAAACCGAAATCGTCATCACCGAAGACCGCCCCTACGTGGAGCGCATCTCCCCCTTTGACATGTTCGTGGACCCGGATGCCACCAGCATCGATAACATGCGGTGGATTGCCCAGCGAATCCGCCGCCCCCTGAACGCCGTCAAAAACGACAAACGATACAACGCCCAGGCACGCAACCAGGCCGCCCCATCCCACTACTCCAAATGGAGTGCCGACGAACACAAGCGCCCCCGCCGCAGCAGCAGCGCAGACGACGCCTACGTCGAAATTTGGGAATTCTACGACCTTGACAAAAAGAAGATGAGCGTCTTCTGCGACGGCTCCGACCAGTTCCTCGTCGCTCCCATGGACATCCCGTTCAGCTTCGGACACCCCTACGTGTTCCTCGCCAACTACACCGTCCCCGAGCACTTCTACCCCATCGGAGACCTCGAGGCAATCGAGCCCCTCCAGATGGAGTTGAACGAAACCCGTACCCAAATCATGAACCACCGCAAACGGTTCTCCCGCAAATGGCTCTACAAAGAGTCCGCCTTTGACGCCGAAGGCCGCAACGCCCTGGAGTCCGACGAAGACAACGTCCTCGTACCTGTGGTATCGGAAGAGCCCCTTGGGTCCATCATCGCCCCCATGCCGGCAATCGTCAACCCGCCCGAACTTTACAACCTCAGCGACCTGATTTCCGGCGACATCAACCGCGTCTCCGGAGTCACCGAATACCAGCGAGGCTCCGTCTCCGAAGTCCGCCGTACCGCAACGGAAGCCGGCATCATGGCCGACGCAGCCAACGCTCGCGTCAGCGACAAGTTGGCACGCGTCGAACAGGCAATCGGAGAAATCGGCCGACGACTCATTGCCCTTGCCCAGCAGTACCTCACCGGCGAACACTCCGTCCGAATTTTGGGGACCAGCTCACAGCAGGCTTGGCTCACCTTTGACAAGGACTACATCACCGGCGACTTCGACTTCACCGTCGAAGGCGGCTCGACCCAGCCCCTCAACGAGTCCTTCCGTCGGCAGACCGCCCTCCAGCTCGTTGACGCAATGGCCCCATTCATTCAGATGGGTGTCGTTGACCCCCAGCGGCTCGTCGGATACATCCTCCAGTACGGGTTCGGAATCAAAGACCCTGCTATGTTCGTTGCTGCCCCCCCACCCCCTGAGGCGCCTCCGGGTCCACCCAGCCCGCCAAACCCCCTTCTGGCGGCACCCCCACCCGTAGAGGCACCCCAGGGCGGTGGGGCTCTTCCGCCTGACCTCCCGCCAGAACTTCTGGCAATGCTGATGCAGGGCGGCGCACCACCGGCTGGTGGAGCGCCAATGCCCCCCGGCATGCCGATGATGCCCCCACAGATGTAACGATAAGACTCATCTATTAGAGCAACCCGTGGAGGACTCGACGCGATGAGCGACACACATAACAGCCAGCAGACGCCCACTGACGCTATTCCCACAGACGAGGGAACACAGCAGCAGGTAGCCGAAGCGGTTGACAACCTCACACAAGAGGAAATCGACCTACTGCCCGTAGACGAGTTCGGAGACAAATACGTTTCCGTCACCGTAAACGGCGAAGAGTTGAAAGTCCCCCTGCGTGAGGCGCTCGCCGGATACCAGCGCCAGGCGGACTATACCCGTAAGACGCAGGAAATCAGCGAGCAGCGACGCCACATTCAGTTCGCCAGCGCCCTACAGGAAGCATTGCAAAATGACCCGAAGGGCACACTGGAACTGCTTGGAAGGCACTACGGCATCGCACAGCAGGCGGAGACAGACGACCCCCTGCTGGACGACCCGGAGGCCAAGCGGTTCCGTGAACTTGAGCAGCGCGTACAGTCTTTTGAACAGCAAAAGGCTTACGAGCAGCTTGAGCGCACGATTGACACGTTGCAAAACAGGTACGGCGACGACTTCAACGCAGACGAAGTTGTGGCTAAAGCCCTGGCAATTGGCTCGTCAGACCTGGAAGCCGTCTACAAGCAGATGACTTTCGACAAGGTCTGGCAGGAAGCACAGGCAGTTCGCGAGGCCCGCAACAAGCGGCAAGCCTCCGAGCAGCAGACTGTGGCAGCCAAGCGCACAGCGGCAGTAGCCGACAACGGAGGTTCTGCCGCCAGCGCCAACGTATCTGCAGCCCCCATTACGTCACTACGCGACGCCTATGAAGCCGCAAAACGGCAAATCGGCGTCTAACACAACCACGAGGTATCAAAAATGGCTAACCCCAACTTTGACCAGCTCCTCAGTACGACGCTGGCAAACTATCGGTCGCAGCTCACGGATAACGTGTTCACGGCCCGTCCCCTGACCTACTTCCTTATGGACAAGGGTCGCATCCGCATGCTCAACGGCGGCACCAAGATTGTTGAGCCGCTTATCTACGGCCAGAACAGCACGGTTGGCTCGTACAGCGGCTACGACAGCATTGCCTTGACCCCGCAGGACGGCATCACCGCCGCCGAGTACGACTGGAAGCAGTACGTTGCGTCCATCTCCATCTCGGGCATCGAGGAGGCCAAGAACAACGGCGAGCAGGAGATTATCAACCTGCTTGAGGCCAAGATTATGCAGGCCGAGGAGTCCATGCGAGAGGGCTTCAACCAGATGTTCTTCTCCGATGGCGCTGGCAACGGTGGCAAGAACTGGAACGGACTCGGCAACCTCGTTGAGGCGTCCGGCACCGTCGGCGGCATTGACAGGTCGACGAACACCTGGTGGCGTTCGTACGAGGACAACTCGGCTGGCGCCCTGACGCTCGCCCAGATGACCCTGGCCTACAACACCGTGTCGGTTGGCAACGACCACCCCGACATGATTCTGACCACGGAGACCCTGTACTCCAAGTACGAGTCGCTGCTCCAGCCGCAGCTCCGCTACACCGACACGCGCACCGCTGACGCCGGGTTCCAGAACCTGCTGTTCAAGGCTGCGCCGATGGTGTACGACGTCCACTGCCCGGCCGGGGTCATGTTCTTCCTGAACAGCAAGTACCTCACGCTTGTCGGTCACAGCGAGAAGTGGTTTGCCCAGACGAACTTCGTCACGCCCGAGGACGTGGATGCGCGCTACGCGCTCATCATGTGCTACGGCAACCTGACCTGCCGCAACTCTGCCAAGCAGGGCAAGCTCACGGCGAAGACCGCCTAGTAGCAACCAGCAGTCGGGGCCGGAAGGGTTCTGCCCTTCCGGCTCCACTTCCCACCTAAACAAGACAGGAGATACAAATGCCGCTTAAGGGAAATTCCACGAACGGTGCCGTGACGCGCAAGCGTCTCGAGGATTACATTACCGCCCACGAGAAGGTTGCGGTCGTCGCCGAGACGGACGCCGCCCAGACGCTGAGCGCCGCCGAGCTGCTGGAGAGCAAGCTCTTCACCTGCACGCCGACCGCTGCGCGCACCTTTACGACGGCGACCGCAGCCCAGCTGCTGGCCGCCCTCAGCGACGAGTCCACGGGCACGTCGTTTGAGTTCACGGTCGTGAACCTCGCCGGTGCGACCCACGCGATTACGGTCGCCGGTGGCACGGACGTCACGATTGTTGGTTCGGCCAC